GTGGACTCAAAAGTGATCAAAGCCAGTCTAGCTTTGCTAGACAAGATATCTCCTGGAGAGTGGGATCCGCTGGTCTATGATAGATCTTTGTTCGAGAAGTGGAATAACCAGTTTGACGTGCACAAACAAGCGCGACATGTCAAAGCGTTCAAGAAAATTGACGCCATTACGGTTGGCGAATTTTCTGACAAACAAATCTTTGTCAAGGTCGAGGCTTTGTTAAAGCGTCATGATGGCAACGCCGCTCCTCGTATCATATACCAGTCTTCGGACTTGCACAACGTACTTCTTGGCCCTGTCATGTGGCAGTGTACCAAACGGATGTTCTCTTGCTTTGAGCACGAGACTTCTGGCGCAGGCCCCAGTTACATGGGTGCTTACGCTAAGCAGTCTCCTGCCCTGGTGGAGAGGATACACCGTGCTGGTACGGACAAATCAGTTTACGTAGAATCTGATTTTTCTAGCAATGACATGACCCAGTTGGAAGATGTGCATCTTCTAGAAATCGCCTGGTTGGCACGTTTCGGAGCACCTAAGTGGTTGACTAGCCTTATGCATGTGGCTAATGGGTTCAGAGGAACGAGTCACAAGCACAAAGTTAAGGTTACGATTAAGAATCAGTTGCCCACTGGTTCTCAGTCCACTACGTTCCGAAACTCAATGTGGAATGCGTCCATCAATTACTGTTGGGCTCGTGAGCACGGTTATGAAGGGGACGTGCTCATTCTAGGTGACGACATGCTCATGAGGCTTGACAATCCTGGTTGCAGGAGGCAACAGGTGCGTCGGTCTTATGAGTATGTTTGCAAGCTTGCAGGCATGGACGCCAAAGTCCTTGTCCGCAAACACCTGAGTGAGTGCGAGTTTCTGTCTCGACAGTTCCTCCCGGATGATCGTGGCTCTTTTGTCATGGCGCCGAAGTTAGGTAAAGCAGTAGCGCGCTTTAACGTTAGGGCATCCAGCAATGAGGCTTTGTCAGACGATGAGTATATCGCAGGCAAGGCTTTGTCCTATGCGTTCGAGTACCGCTTTGTGAAACCTATCTGCAACCTCTTCTTGCTCAAATTCGCTGAGTTTGAAATAGATGAGCCACGGCTTGATGCGTTGGGTTGGAATGCCAAAGGCCAGTTTCTGGCCTTGGGTTATTCGGGTATTGAGGCTTCCATTGATACTGCTCGTTCTATCTCAAGGGATAGTATGACGCAGTTTTATCATTGGAAGTATAACCTCACCGCCACCGACGTTATCGAGTTGGTAACAAAGTTGCTTTTCGGCGACCGGGACCTCGAGCCCGGTGAGATTGGATTCATCACCTCAGACTTCATCTGATTTGGTAAAAGGGACCCGCCTAATCGGATGATAGTTACCC